GAGGGTATCTTCATCCACGGTGAGATTCGATGAGACATAAACATTTCCAACAACGTGGAGATTAGCTTGAGGGTTCTTGGTCTCAATACCAACGGAATTGGTCGTCGCATCCACGTGAAGGGTATCTTCATCCACAGTCAAGTTTGAGGAAATATATACATTACCGACGACATGGAGGTTTGCGTCGGGAGACACTGTTCCAAGTCCCACGGAGTCGTTCTCAGTATCCACGTGTAGGGTATTCTCGTCCACTGTGAAGTTACCGCTAACACTCGTGTTTCCGGAGACGACCAAAACATTCGAACCATATTCGTCTACGAAAAGATTGGATCCCACATCTAATGTGTGAATGGGGCTCGTGTTTATGATCCCAACGTTAGACTCAGTGAGAACGCGACCGTACACGTGTACATCCAGGGTCTCAGATGTTAATGGGGTGATCGTCTTACTTTCCGCACTCGTTTCCGTATACGCCAGTGCGAGTTCGTCCGTACCCTCCAGAAACCCAACCGTGACGTTAGAACCCGGTCGGTTCATGACGATTCCGAGGTCGGTTGTCGCATCCCCAACTGTATTGTTTCTTCCCAGTTCTATTATGGCATCTGTAATAGTGAGGTTTTCAGTGTTAATCACAGTGAGTACACCGTCAATTTGTGCGTTTCCTTGAACGACGATGTCACCGTTAATGTTTGTATTTCCGTTCACGACGAGAACGTTCGAAGCCACATCGTCCACGTAGAGGTTTGACCCAACACTTAGAGTGTGTGAGGCAAGAGTATTTGCGATACCCACATTTGCGGTCGTCACGAACCCCGTTTCTGGGTTTCTAAACTCGATCGTATTCGTCGTCGTGTTTCCGAGGTTTGTAGTGGCTTGTAAATTTGGTTGTAAAACGTCTACGGCAGCCACACCCGAATCCGTGACTTCTTTTGATATTCGGTTATACGTGAGAATCTTGATTTGGCGATCGGAAACATCGAGCACTTGGCGTAAAGGGCTGATGTACACCGACCCTGGTTGCGTCGCGTCGAACTCGACATTACTGGCGTTGAACACGATCGTATTTTCACCCTGGTCTTCGGCACAGTTTTTACCGAACCTAATTTTTGTCGATCGTTCGACTGTCGGCAAGTTCTTGACCATTTAATATAGAATAGCATTTTAATTCGCGTAGAGGAGTCCGGCCATACCGTTCTCGATACGTAAGATGTTGTAATTGACCGCATATATAGGATCGTTGATAGGCATTGATTCACTCATGATCTTGGCTGAAGAAAGGCGACTGAAGTTGAGTGTACCCGTAGGCTGCAACGAGCTCGTGGAGAGACAGAATGGGTACAAAAAGAAATCAGGGGATGTCACAAAGTTTGTGTGGTAATAATTCACGACATCGATAAAATGAGGTTTCCCCCATCTGTAATTGCCTACATCGAGACCATTGATATTTAACTTCACCTTGTTCGTCGGAGATGTGAGTGCGCCATCGGTGGTCGTGTCAGAGGATGCGAGATACTTCACGGGATGGTTGAATGTGAGATCCTGTACGATCGTACCCGAGGCGATGTTTTTCTGTACCTGTGTAATCAATAGATCGTGTTTACGAGAGGCAATGTTTCCACGCTCTTCGTTATCGAGATAATAGTAATTCGCATAGCACTCTACGTTATAGTTCGAGGCGGCATTCGCCCAATGGATACGAATCTCAACGTTGTGATAGTTAAGTGCTACGAGAGGGAGGGCACACTGAGGTCCTTCACAGAAGAAGAAACGGAGAGGATAGAAGTACGAACGAGCGCTTACACCCGGATGCGTTCCGTTCGCACTCTTAGAAACGTTTTGGGCGAACGTATCGATAGCAATCTTCTCCGTGAAAATGGCATCTTGTGTATCTACGAGGGAGCCACCGATGTAGAGTTCAACGTGGTCAATGATTGTATCCCATCGCTGAATATCTAGAGCCTGAGTGGTATCATCGAGTGTAAAATATACATAACTAAGAAGGTCTCCAGAACGTTCAAATTGAACGCTGGACATAGAATTGTTTTTCACCGCTCCATGGATGACTTGTTTTTCAATGGATTGTGAAAAATTAGCATGCCTTTTGAAGGTTGAACTGAAGAACGAAATTTCGGGATTCCCCATGATATATTCATCCTGGGCTCCGATAGCGATCAATTGAACAATGCCTGCTGACATGGTATACTACTTTAACGGGAGAAAATTACAAATTGGGTTTTCTACAAACGAAACGAATGACTAAAAAGTTTTTATCACCAGCATTCGCTCTCTCGATGGTTTCACCATCTTGGTTTCGAATGGTTACCGTGAGGCGATCGATACGACGGATAGGGTCGATATATTGAGTAGCGATGGTATACTCATCCTTGAAATTAACAACTGTTCCCGGTGTACCCGTGGTCACTACACTCCCAAAAGAACCCCTAATCATACTAAGTGAAGACTGGCCATCGTACACATTTGATGTACGGTCAGAAAAGATGGAGTCTAATTCCTTTACGGATATGTAGCAGTGTTCAGTGTTTGCTGTTGTATTGATTCGAGTGGCGAGGAGTCGAGCCTGGACAATATTCTTAAGGGGCTGACTGAGAAAACAAGTAAAAGTATTGGCACTCTCTTGACCGATAGTGTCAACTGTGATAGTGTGATACTCATAATTGAGATCGGGAATAGACCCAGTGGGGGAAGTGACAAGAGCCATATATATGTAGCTTAGATTAAAGATCCACCGATTCCATCTTCGATGGCATAGCCAGCATGTTCACCGACGAGCTGCTGAGCACCGCAGATACCCCCGGGCGTGAGACCCATGGTGTAAGGGCTACCATCCTTACCCTGACCAGGTGTACATTCAACCTTATTCTCGAGATCAAAAATAGTCTTTTCATTCACAGTCTTGATACGAATGGGCATGGGCTGATAGTTGCTGACGTTCTTGTTCGCACTCAGGGCAAAAATGATCACCAATAAAACGGCGATGGATATGAGAGCGTTGCGGTTCTGCTGGTTAAGCTTAAACATTTATAATAGACTAACATATTTTTTTCTAAACTGCGTTAAAGGTATTTTTTTAGTTTCCATATAGAGAGTAGATGGACGAAGAAATCGTAATCGATCGTGGATCCCCAAATGTGATGAAACTAGATGCGGATGAACAGGCTCTGATGGATGAGATTGAAATATCCGCCCCTCGCCCTCAACGTGTTCCACGACCCACCAACTACATGGCTAGACCCGCTCCCCAGGTACAACAGGAAGCTATGGATGCCTTTGCGAACCCCAGCAAACAAACTGCCCCCAGAGCTCCCGAGGAAGATGAGGAGATTGACTACGGTGAAGATGAACAGGCTTATTTTGAAGATGACATGAACATGGGTCCTGGGCAACAGGAAGAACAGCCGACAAAGGGGTACTCTTCCATCGACGAAGAGAAGGCGGATCTCATCAACAAACTCGGGCGTCTCGAGAAGAAGGGGTTTGCTGTCAATAAAAGACTCAACGCGTATTCGAACATTGACGAACTTCGCTCTGAGGTCAAGAGAATCACGTACAGTATAGATGTTGACCAATCTGTGCGATTCTCACGGAGAATGCTCGTCGCCTGTGTAACCGGTCTCGAGTTCCTGAACAAGAGGTATAACCCCTTTGAGATTCAGTTAGAGGGTTGGTCCGAGTCTGTGATGGAGAATGTGGATGACTATGATGGCGTCTTTGAGGAACTCTACGTGAAGTACAGGACCAAGGTGAACGTCGCCCCAGAAGTCAAGCTGATCATGATGTTAGGTGGCTCGGCGATGATGTTCCACTTGACCAACAGTATGTTCAAATCGGTGATGCCAAACATGAACGATGTCATGAAACAGAATCCCGATCTCATCAAGAGTATGATGAGTGCTGTACAGAATACGACTCGTTCCCCCCAGGAACCATCTGTCGACGCACCCGTCGGTGGCACGGGTCAATATGAGATGAAGGGCCCCGGTCTGGATATCTCAAGTCTCATGGGTGGAATTTCCATGCCACCCCCTCCTCCGATGAACACGACGATGGGAGCACGACCCATCGAACAGGAGGACGAGGATGAGGATGTCTCTGATATCATCTCCATTTCGGGAGATTCGACCGGTGGTGAGCTTCGACAGGTAAATGTCGACTCTTCTAAACCCAAAAGAACGAGACGAAAGAAGAAGACTGAAATTAATCTCTAAATATATATAAATGATAGCATATTGTCCCCTGGAGGATTTAGATCCTCCAGTCAAGCAACAAAAACCTGTCGCAGAACTCGATGTCGAGGAAAAAAAACAGGAAATTGGTCGTGAAGAAACCGAATTGAATTATGTCGTCACAGCGTTCATCATCGGCGTGATTGCTCTAGCCGTCTCTGATTCCATCAGGGCATAATTATTACGTATACCACGAGGTCTTCCCTCGTAGTACATTTAATTACTGAATAGTATCCCACCCAAACCATCCTTTATTCGTAGTACGTTGTAATTGAGTGCGTACACGTATACGGGTGGAGTGTCAGATCTCCCAGAACCGACGGACGCACCCCTTATGATCATTTTGGCGTTATCCAAGCGACTGAAATTACACGAGCCGGATGGATTATACTCCGATGCGTTCATACAAAAATGGTATGCGAAATATCTCGTGAATATCATAGCGTTGCGGGTTGAATCAAATTCAGAAACACCGTATTGAGATTTATAATAATTTTGTGCGGTGTGAAAATAACTAGGTTTCATATTTTCGAATAAATAGGTGCCGTTGACTTGTAAATCCGCACTCGTAAACGTAAAGAAATCGATTTTATAATCATTCAAAGATGTATCGAAACCGAAAAATAACGATTTCACGGGGTGGTTGAACGAACTCAAATCGAATGTGTTGTACCCATCAAATGTATTAAGCCTGTATTCCATCCGCTGGACCTGTGTGATCACGAGATCCAATTGTCGTTTAATGAGAGTCTCTCGTTCATCTTTATCGAGAAATATGTAATTACCGTACACATCAATACTTTTCTCTTCATCCGTCAATCCAGCGAGACTCACTGGGTCGTAAGTTATTTTTAATTCAACCTGATGATTTTGAAGTGCGAGCAGGGGTAAAAATGCCTTGTGGTCACAGAAGAAAAAATGAAGTGGTAGGAAACTAGGATTTCCATTGGATGCTTTAGTGTTCAATTCTCGTGATTTACTGTACGTGTCCGCAAGATAGTTTGGCCATATATCGGCGTAATAATCGAAATGATGCGAATCAATCTTCTGACCCCCGATGTACAAATCAATAGTCGATTTGTAAAACATATCCATCATTTTATCCGAACCCTGAAGCCATAAAGCGTTTATAACATCCCCGAGAACCGGGATCGTGATCGAGGTATCATCCTCGTTTACCGTTTTAATTAGTTTAGGTACTTGAGAAAAGTTTGTATGCCTCATAAACTTCGTACGGAAGAATGAGTGTCCTTCATCACTCATGAGATAAACATCTTGAACACCCTTGGAAACGAGTTGTATCAATGCACCAGACATTTAATAGATGTTCAGATTATAAAAACAGACACTTTCCCTGAGGGAACTCACTCTTCTTTTCTTCTACAAACTTTCCATGAATTTTGAATCCACCCTGGCGATACACTTTCATGCGCTTGTAATACATTGCCGTGAATACGGACCACGGGTCATGAACATCGTATATATGTGGCTCGTTCTTCTTTCCTTTCGTCTCTCTCATGATTCTTCCAATACTCTGTGTGATATCAGACTTGGGACTAGCCAGGATCACCGTATCGAGTGTGGGAATATCCAGACCTTCATGGGCCTGACTGAACGTCGCAAAGATGATCTTCTTCTTCGAAGATTCCTGAAGCGCCACCTCTTTCATACCACCCATGTAGAGCCCGGATGTCTTGGGAAAACATTGATGTAAAAGTTCACAGTGTCGGCGACGGTCACTGAGTACGAGGAGCTGTCTCGTGCCAGCTGAAGCTTTTTTCACCAGTTCCACCAACATCTTGTTTCGTGCCCTGTCCTCGACAAGTTCTGTGATCATGTTAGGCATGGAGATCTTACCGTTTCGCATAGATGGTGGCGGGTTTCTATAATTTGCTGAATCGAAAGTCACTGGAAATACTTCAACTTGTTCCTGGTTTTTTCTTTCAACGGCGAAGAATGTGGGTCCCATGAACCAATGAAGAACTTTCGTGAGACCATCCTTCCTTTCAGGAGTTGCTGAAAGTCCAAAGACGTGTCGAGGACATACTTTGAAAAGACTTTGACTAAACACTTTGGCGCAGACGTGATGAGCTTCATCTACGATGAGTGTACCCACAGTATCAAAATCCGTGAATGAATATTCTTTGAGGGATAGCGACTGAAGCATTGCGATGACAAAGTCGCAGTCAACCTCCTTCTTGTTCTGCTGAACGA